TCTTGAAGTCATTAAAACTGCTAAGGTTAAAATGCCTTCTGTTGAATATGAATGGAATGAAACTAATGTTGATTTAATTGCGGTTGGTGATAAATCAGATGATCAAGTCATTAAAGAACTTACTTTCTTTGCTAGTAAAATGGTAATTGAAAATTTGAGTGATGGATTAATAACTACATTTGTAGAAAATGGTATAGATGATTTCTTTAAAATTATTAATGTTACTAAGGTTGAACTTGCTAAATTACCAGGATTTAAAGAAAAATTGGTTGAAAAAATTTATAATAATATTCAATCAGCTCTTGAAACAGCAAATTTAGTTCAATTTATGAATGCTACAAATATTTTCGGACATAATTTTGGACATAAAAGATTAGAAAAGATATTTAACGTTCATGGTAATAACTTCTTAAAGTTTATGAAAGAAAAAACAGTTGATGATATTCATTCAAGTGTTTTTGAAATTGATGGATTTGAAGATATAACTGCGACTCAATTCAGCGAAAAGATTCATGAATTTATTAAAACATTTGAAAAAATTCCAGTGAGGTTTCAAAAAATGATAGTAAAAAATTCAGAAGTTAAAGTTGTAAGTGAAAAATTTAAAGGCAAAAAATTTGTCTTCTCAGGATTTAGAAATAAAGAATGGGAAGAATTTATAGTAGAAAATGGTGGAGAAGTTGTTGGAAGTGTATCAAAAAATACAGCATATTTAATAACTCCAAAGAAGGAGATAGAAGAAAATTCAACTACCAAGATTACAAAAGCAAAAGAAATTGGTGTAGAAATAGTAGCTAAAGAGGATTTTGAGAAAAAGTTTAAATAGTTAATTTATAAAAAAATTGATTATTAATCATTATTCATCTGAAATGAAATTATAACATATAATGCTACTATGTCATCTGACAGAAAAGCAAATCTTAAAATAGACCGATTAATAAAGGGATGTTATAATTATTTTAACAATCCTGGATCTCATGCTGTTTCATTGAGAAACACACTAAACGAAATAAAAGAATATAATGTAAGTCTAAAAGAAGATTTAATAGAATTATATAAATTAGGACTTGAAAAGAAGAGACCTGATTTAATATTAGCCTTATTTGGAAAATCAACAAGAGATGAATTTGGTGACGAATTAAGTTTTAAACGAATGATTAACAAACTGCTTATATTTATTTGTTATAATAAATCTGGATATTTAAAAAAATTCATATCATATCCATGGATTAGATATGATATTAGTCCATATAAAATGTATGAAATTTTAACTCATAGAGTTGCTAATGGATTATTAACACATAATCCAAGTTTATTAACTCCAAATGATAGACAAAAATATTATACTAATATTAATTTGAGAAAAACACAGGAAATATTAGCACATCACCAACTATGCGCGGATGTATTATTATTTATTGGCCAAATAGACTCAGTTTCTTATAATAAAGTAAGATTTTATTATAAGAATAATCCTGAACTCATAAAAAGAAGAAAAGCATATTGGACTTTAATTTTCTTTTTTGCTAAATATGTAAAAAATTCTGCGCGTGACTGGGTATATATGCCAGGCGGACCTTTGTTTAAACGTGCGGAAAAAAGGTGGAATAATGAAATAAAAAAAGAATTAACAATTTCCATTTAATTTATTTAATTTATGTATTAATTATATATATAAATGAGTTTTGAACAAAAATATTTAAAGTATAAAGAAAAATACCAACAATTAAAAGAAGAATTAAGTTTAAAAGGTAGTGGCACATCATCTTTTGAAAAAGGTGTTGTTAATGTATCTGTAGCAACTCTAAATCAATGGTCCTTAGATTTTGAAGGCAATGAAGGCAGAATTAAACAAGCAATTGATATTGCTCTTGAAAATAAATCAAAATTAATTCTTCTTCCTGAATTAGCAGTATGTGGATACAGTTGCCAAGATCATTTTATTGAAAGAGAAACACATGAATTAAGTTTTAACGTTATAACTAATATATTATTACATAGTAGGGATAAAAATATCTTGATTGCGGTTGGTGCTCCAGTTATTCATAATGATGTAAGATATAATACTCTTATATTTATTTTTAGAGGAAAAATTGTTTTAATTAGACCTAAAATGAATCTTGCGGATGACGGTAATTATCGAGAAGCTAGATGGTTCACTGCTTGGCCAAAAGATAAATTTGAAACATTCAATTATATTGGAATTGATGGCGCAAAAAAAAGTGCTCCAATTGGTATTGGAATTATAAATTGTAATGATGTATTAATTGCTGCTGAAGTATGTGAAGAATTATGGGTTCCAGATAATGTTGGTAATAAATTATATTTAAATGGTGTTGATTTATTATTAAATCCTTCTGGATCACATTTTGAATCAGGTAAATTACAAAAAAGAATGAATTTAATTAAAAATACTACTAAGAAATGTGGTGGAGCATATTTATACTCTAATTTAGAAGGATGTGATGGCGAACGTTTATTTTTTGATGGACGTTCAATGATAGGCTTAAATGGTGAAATTATTGAGATGGAAGATGGATTTACATTACAAGATGTTCAAGTAATTAATGCCAGTATTCCTTTATCATCAATTTTATCACACAGAATGAAAAATAATTCATTTGAAACTCAAGCAGCAAATCAACAAAGATTTAAAGTAGTTGAATTAGATTTTGATATAAACAATAAAAAAACATCTAAAACAACAGCTGAAGCTGTTCTTGCTATGTCTACAACTGGACGCAGAGGAGGAACTGTTTATAAAGATTCAATTAATCATGAATTTAAGATATCTGATAATGAAATTCAAGAAATTGTTAATGCCGCTTCAGCTTGGTTATGGGATTACTTAAGAAGATCTGGAGCTATGGGTTTTATGTTACCGTTAAGTGGTGGTGCTGATTCAGCAGCAACAGCAACAATTGTATATAATATGTGCGTATTATTAGATAAAGCGTACGCTTTAGAAAATAGACATAATACAAAAATTAAAAATAAGAATGCTACTGAATTTATAAATAGATTTTTTACTATTGCGGCAGTTAAAGAAAATCCTTTAAAAGGAATAGCTGCTACTCCTGAAATTCCTCCAAATTCAGCAGATATTACTCCTCAATTTTTATGTAACAGAATTTTAAATACTGTATATTTACCAGCAAAAACATCTGGAAGAGATGATGGATCATTGGGCGATATACCAAAAATAATGCCTACTGATGAAATTATTAAAGGATACGTGGCCAACCCAGATCCAAAAATTAAAATACAAACTGGATGGTTAGCTCGTAATTTATCTCATAATTTCTTTGGAGCAAATCATAAAGAAATTTCTATTCAAGGTATGTTTGAGGCAGGTATAACTGCTATAAATGAACCTGTAACTGGATTGAATTACGAAGCAATGCGTAAAGCAGTTGATGATGGCAGAGCTTCTGATAATAAATCTAAATGGGATATATTATATCAAAATATTCAAGCAAGATTACGTATGATTAATACATATTTATTATCTCAAGCAATTCCTGAAGCTGGATCTAAATATAAAAATAAGGGATTTCTTTTAGTATTAGGTAGTTCTAATGCTGATGAAATATTAGTTGGATATTATACTAAATATGACGCTTCTGCTGCTGATATAAATCCAATTGGCAGTTTATCAAAAGAATATATCAATAAAATTTTAGAATATTATAGTAGTCCAAAGTGGAACATAATTCCTTTAAGATATATTAGATTATCTGATCCAACTGCTGAATTAGTTGCTGATGTTGAAAGAGAAGGTAAAAAAATTGTTCAAACTGATGAAACCGATATGGGAATTACATACAGACAAATATATGAACTAGGAAAACTTCGTGCCGATGGTTTTGGACCAATTGATAGTTATACTAAAATTATGCAAAATATTGTATTGAAAGAAATTTTTAGCATTGATCCAAATGGTGATTCAATTGAACCTAAAATGGTAATACAAAGAATTTATTCTAGATATTTTATAAATCGTAATAAAACTACTATCATCCCGCCATCTGTTCATTTACTTCCTTCTCCAGATGATAATAGATACGATTTAAGACCATTCTTATCACCTGTGTTTGCTAAATGGAATATTGCTACTAAAAAATATGATGGAGAATCCGTAGCATTACAATCAAAAATAATTTCTAAATTATAAACAAAATTTTTTAATTAATAGATTATATTATAAGATTTATTATATAATATAATATATATGTATTTACATACAATCAGTTTATTAGGATTAAGACCTACAAATGAAGATGCTGAATTTTATCTACTTAATTTAGACAAAAAAGATATAACTAAAAATGATATAAATTTATTAGCAATTTTTGACGGACATGGCGGACCATTAGTTAGTGACTATTTAAGTAAAAAATTACCTCAATACTTTTATGATAAAACAGTTGTTCCTAAAAATGTAAAGAAAAATTCTAAAAAATATCATAAATTTATTATGAAATTATTTGACTTTATTCAAGAAAAAATTAGGAACGACATAAAAGATTCTAAATTAATGGGATCTACTGCTCTAATCACACAAATTTATAGTGTCGGCTCTAAATTAAAATTACAAGTTATTAATGTAGGTGATTGTCGCGCAGTAATTTGTAATAAAGATAATATAGGTATTCCTCTCTCTAAAGATCATAAACCAACTACTATGGAAGAATTTGATAGAATCACTAATTTAGGTGGAAAAGTTGTGCAAATGATGAATGATGAACCTAGAATTGGTGGATTATCTGTATCTCGTTCTATTGGAGATATTGATACAAAACCATTTGTTTCTCATCTTCCAGAAATCTTTGATTATGATTTAAATGAAACTGATAAATTTTTAATTGTTGGTTGTGACGGAGTATGGGATGTATTTAATAATCAAGATGCTGTATTTTTTGTGTTAAATGAAATGAAAACAAATTATAAATATAATATGTTAACTTCTACAGGAAAAAATAATGTTGCTAAAAAATTAGCACTTGAAGCAATTAGAAGAGGAAGTACTGATAATATTAGTATTATGATATTGTTTTTTAAATAAATTAATAGATTGAAACGTTATTGAACCACTTCAATTGGCTCATACTTCTTAAATGTCGGATTATAGGAACATTTCATGCGACGAAATATAGTATCTTTAAACAGTTGTCTCATTTTGTGACTGTTTTCAATGTTTCTTATATAACAAATTCCTAATCTCTTTTCACTATTAATATCTATTACATCAAATACTTCTCTCATTAATGTTTTCTTTATTATAAAAATACTATCATCATATTTTTTTAATGATTTTGGTAATTCATTTCTTAATGAATCTACTTCATGATTATTTACATATATGTGACTTAATCCACTTCTAGCCGGTAAAAATATAAATCCATTTATTGTATATTCAGTTGTTTTCATTTTCTCTGATATTAATTCAATTTCATCAACAGTATATAATTTAATAATACTTAACTTTAAATTAGTATCAAATATCTTCTCCTGAATGTATTTATCAACTCTCTCTAATTTAGTATTCATTCTCTCTGTTAATAATTTTTCATCCTCTAATAGATAACAATCTTGGATTAAAAAGATATTATCCTCATTATTACGTATAATTCTACCCTCAAAGATCGTATTTTTAAATATACTTGAATTACATTTTACATTCAATTGATATATATTAATTTCTCTCATATTAATTTGTTCTTTTTTATACTTAATATTTTTTTTATCAATCATTAAACACATATTATATTCACCAATTTTTGTAAATATAAGGAAAAAATTATATCCCTGAAAATGCGGAACTACATACGTATTCTCTTTATTCTTTTTTATTGAATCTAATATATCATCCGAATCAATAATTTTGTATCGAAAGTTATATACGTTTAGGTTTGAATATATAAAATTAATAACATGGTTCTTAATTTTAATATCAGTAACTAATTTAGATTTAAAATATCCTAAATTTAAAACATTTGTAGTATTAATATTCATCTCTTATAATTATATGTATCTCTTTAGTTTTATATATTTATTAATCAATTTTTTTAACTTTCAAATTTATTAACTTTCAAATTTATTAACTTTTCTTAACATCCTTATCTTTTTTCTTTTTTCCAACAGATGATAATTTAATATAGTCATCATCTTTTGGTTCATATACATCTACTTCAACTAAATCTTTTACTTTAGGTAATCCAGTATAAAATAAATATTTTCTTTCTGTTTTTGGATCATAATGTAAATTTTGATATAATTTTCTATTTGATGCTTCATTTGGTTGTAATTTTTTTAAATTATTAAATAGGCTATAATTATCATTAGTTAGTTCTTGATATAATTGATATATATTATTTGTTTTTGAACCTTTAATATTCTTATGAATATCAAATAAAAATGAATCTTCTCTTGTAGTGTCTGCCTTATATGCTGGTAATGGAATCATAAGTCCAGACCCATAATGTTTTTCTTCAATATCAGCAAATTTTTCTGTTCCTGGACTAGCTAATTTTTCTTTTTCTTTTTGTCTTCTTTCTGTTTTTTCTCTTTCTGTTTTTAATCTCTCCTCTTTTTCCTCTTTAGTTTCTTCCTTCTTTTTGGAAAATACTAGATAAATTATAAATAATAAAATTAATAATAGTAATATTAAATACAACATTTATATAATATAGAAATATATTATTATTATAATATATAATGAGTAAATTAACTTTAAATACAGTTGAAGAAGTTGTAAAATCATCAACAGATATAGATGATTATAAAGTAAATGACATTAAACAACAAGTAGTAAAAACAATGACAGATATAAAAGTAGGTGATCTAAAAGTAGGTGATATTGTAGCAGATTTACCAACAGATGTTAAGAAACCGTTATATGATGTTGGTAATTTTTTAAATGATTTATTTAATGATTCTAATAATAAATTAAAAGAATTAAAAATTAGATTAAATTTTCCAATTTCAGATGATGTTTCAAACTTTATTAAATTAGTCATAAATGAATCCCCTGATTCATTAAAAACAATTTCTAAAACTTTAGAAGATGTAATGAAAGATGGTGTATTAGATTATTCTGATATTCCTAAATTAGTATCATTAGTCTCTCAATTAAACAATACAGATTTTATGAAATTAACTAGTAACGTAGAAGTTAAAACAGATGTATTAATTGATTTTATAAAAGTATTAATGCATTCAATTATTGAACTTGATTTTGTAAAAGTTAATAATAAAGAAAAGATGACTGAATTATTGGATACATCATTATTACTATTAACTACTACCCTAAATGTTCATCTCCCAAAAGGAATAAATATGGCTACATGTTTTGCGTGGTGTCAAAAGAAGTAGAGTAAAATTGAGGAGTGGTTAAATTGATAATTGAATAATGTGTTCATTATAAATGGTTCCTGGAAATAATTCTATCATAATATTATCTGTTATAATAAAATGATCTTTTATATCTTTCTTCATTGTTTCTTCATTACAAGTAATATAAAATATTTGTTTATTTTTCATTTTTGATAAATCTATTTTATCAAAATGACAATATCCGCTTCTTCCTGGACTCATTATAATCGTTGTTGGTTGAGATGATTCATTAATCTCCTGATATAAACTTTCTTTAGTATTAACACATCCCCAATTTAGATTATTGCTTCTAATAATTTCTAATCCATCTTGATATGCGATTGGACATGGATTTAAACACATAACAGACTCAAATTTCTTATAAACTTGAGAAGCTATATGAAAACTATTCCTACCATATACGAGTAATTTTTTATTTGGTTTAACAAGATGACTCAAGCGATCATATAAGATATTACCCATAATATGATTTGCTTGAATAAAAGAGTTTGGACTGATTGGAAT